TGAACTCGAACACGGCATGGAATGCCGAGCCGTCCCTAGAAATATTTCCACAGAGTGAGTACAAAGAGTCAAAGGGGGAGGGGTTCAGTTCTGGGTCGATCCTGGCACTTCAGGCGATTGGTCCTCAGGAGAAGTACCTTTTGACGGACGACCTCACCAAGTCTCAATGGAACCCTGCATTCAAGAGATATTCCAACTTTGTCATGTACCAAAAGAACTATCAGTTCCCTCCACCCAGCCCATATTATCAGGGTCAGGTGGTCCAGATTGAGCTCCGTCCGACCGAGTTGGGTCATCTGCTCTCGAACATGTACTTGAGTGTGACCCTCCCGGCCCTTCCCGGAACGGCTCAGTATACCGACCACGTCGGCCGTGCGCTCATAAAGCAGGTTGACCTCCTGGTGAACGAGACGATCGTCGAGACTCTCTACGACGACTGGTACGTCATGCGGGACCAGCTCTTCCTGGACGCAGACGAGCAACTCGGCATTTATGCAGCCATCGGTGGGTCGAACATCAACTCGCAGGTTCAGCAGAATATCACAATTCCTCTTGATTTCTTCTTTTGCCGTCGCCATTCCCACAACAACAGGGGACGCGAGCGCCTCCGTCGGCCGTACTTTCCAGTCTGCGCCATGTGGAACCAACGGCTGTACGTGCGAGTCACGTTCAATCCCAACACCTGGTGGTGCAACGCCCCCGTCGCGAACAACACAGACATCTATCCGGTCGGTACGACCCTCTGGCCAAACCTCATCACCGAGGAGATCCTCTTGGAGAATGCAGAGAAGCTTTATTACACAAACACACCACTCAAATACATCGTGAACCGCGTCCAGAAGGAGGCAGCCCTGACATTTAATACGCAGACGATTCAGCTTCAGTTTTCGGCCAGCTATCCAGTTCAGATGCTCGCATGGTTTTTCAGAAACAAAAACTACGAGACGACGACCGATGGTCGCTACTACAACTCGAGGTACTCTTACGGCTACACGACCCAGTACATCCAGACGGGCATCGAACTCCAGTTTCCTTCGGGCAATTCTAATTTCGTCGACGTGATTGATAATGCGAAAATTACATTAAATAACATTGACATTCTCAGTACTTTCCAAGGGTCCCTATACTATTCATTCAAACAGCCTATAGAGCATGCGTTGTCTATTCCATCCAAGAACATCTACACGTACTCATTCGGGCTCACTCCGAAAGAGTACAATCAGGGGGGTTACTTGAACTTTTCAAAATTGACATATCAGACCTCCTACTTACAGCTCACCTTCCTCCCGGATTACACGAACCAAATTATTCAAGGGTACAACCTGTATTTATACTATTATGGATACACGATGCTTCAGTTTCAGGGAGGCTTCGCTTCCCTTCCATTCCTTTGAGGGAGTCAATGATACCGTTCATCAAACACCATTTTAGAAAATTCAATTGCCCGACCGTCGTCGAGAGTCCTTGGAACTCGATGCGCTCCGTGCGACAGAAAGGATCGAAAAGCTTTTTACTGTACCCGTCTAGACTCGACTTGTAGGCGACGTGTACCGTAAACATCTTCCCGTTCGGGGCCGTATATGTCACGTGGTTATTCTTCGAGTAGTTTGTCACGAACCACTCAATCTTGCGAAGGGAAGGGCCACACCCCTTGTCGCCCAGGATGGCGTGCAACTTCTGCTTGTTTTCGGACTCGTCAAAGAACTTTGTCAGACTTGCGAGAAGGAAGGTTTCCTTCGACATGTTTGAAAAGCGCCGGACGTTTTTAAGGCTCTTCAATTTTGAACGAGAATTGAAGGATCTTATGAAGCTGCGCGACGCACGGGCGGTCTTTGACCGCCCGGGAGGTCATTCCCACGGCGCTTTGACCCTCTCGACCACCTTTGGAGCCGGCGGAGGCGCCTGACACTGGTGAAATTTGCAGTAGCCGTTCGTTTGTGGGTTCTTCAGACATCTCTTGTGGCTCTTGAGGATGCCCCTACAAAACGCATCCTCTAGGCCGGCCGTGTCTCTTATGAGCCGTTCGAGTGGAATGTCGTACGTCTTGGAGACGACCTCAAGGGCCAGGGCCATTCGAAGCCCGACCCTTCGGGTCACCTCCTCTTCTATGAGCGTCAGAATCTGTTGCTCCATACCTAAGTAGGACCCTGAGCTTTTAAGGCGAAGCGGGCCAGGAACGCCCTCTTTGCCTCCACCTCCACCGTGCTCGTCGTCTTGACCATGAATTTCTTGTCAAAGATGAGGTCCGCACTCACCAAGGGGTCCAGAAGGTCCTGGACTGGCTTTTTGAACTGGTTCGTGAAATAGTACTGATAGTCCAAAGGGACGTGATGGTCCCGGGCCCACACCGGGTCCTCCGCCTTTTCGAACATTCGCCCAGGTCCCTTTACAATCACAAACGGCACACGGTCACCCTGCTGTGGCTCTGATCCGGGCGCACGCGCCTTGATCTTATCTCGTACGGCCACGTGAGGCATCGGGACTTTGTATTCAGAAGCCAACTGCTTAGACATCAAGAGCCTTTCGGGCTCTACACGCCCCTCCATAAGCCCCCTGGCAGCCTCGCGCGCCAGGTCTATCGCCGGCCTCGGATCGCTCGACTCGAGGATGAGGTCCAGCAACTTCTTGAGAGTCTCGCGGACGTACGGACAGCTGTCACGCCGAACAACCTGGAGACCCTTGACGTCAATCTTTTTGAAAGAGACTTTCCCGTCCCGCCCCTTCTCGTACATCCGCGCCGCGTAGCGCTTCTTGCTGTAGAGCACGTAGGGGAAATAAATCTTCTCAAGCTCCAGATCATTCGGCGCCTTGAAGAGCTTCGTGCACTGCTCGGCCGCTTGTTCCCCGAGCTCCCAACTGTAATCGAGCGCCTCTTGGCCCTTGCGACCCTGCACATCAAACTCGACCATGACTGAGTCCGTGTCACCGTACCTCACCTTCGCGCCTGGGAAGTTTGCCTCGACGTAATTCTTCGTCTCTTCGATCATCTGGCGACCTCGCATAGTAACGGTCGACGCAATCGCCACGAGAGGAAGCATACCCTTCGACGCCCCCGTAAACCCATAAATAGAATTCATAGAGATCTTGTACGCAAGTTGCTGACCGTTATAGACAGCCTCCATTGGGGTCCCCTCCGCCTGCGCCATCAGCTTCTTCGCCTTTTTGCGAAAAGCCTTGAGGTCTGCGAGGATCGTGGGGAGAAGGGAAACCACCCCCTGCGCGAACCGAAACTCGCCAAACTGCTCGTACTCCACACCCGGCAAGTTGTCGTACTTCGGGTTCATAACCAGCGTCGAGTAGCACAAGTTGTGGGCGCACATGATGCTCGGATACAGGGAAGCGAAATCGAGCGCAGTGATTGGCGAGTAATACGCACCGGTCTGCGCCTCCAGGACCGTCGCGCCCTGATAGCCGTCGTCGGCCGTTGGGAATTTCGGCGCTCTGATGGTCGGAATCATAAAGTTGAGCTGTCGGGCCTTGTAGGCCATCTGGCTGAAAACCTTGATCTGCTGACCCCGCTCGCTCAGAAAGGCCAAGGGGACCCAACACGCCTTGGCCATCTCAATCTGGTTCTGGATCTGACACAGCTTCACCATCAACTTGTGCGGAAGGACCGTGTCCTGTATGCAGTAGTCAGCAACCTCCCCGAGGCGCTTGGGGTCGCCCTCCAGGTATCGGCTGAAAATCTCCTTGACCGGCATGTCGTTTTTCTGGTCATTCAAAAAGTGTTTGGAGACGTTGTTCAACGAGTAAGACTCGAGCTTGTGCTCGCGCTTGACGTCCTGGAAGAGGTCAAAGACGTACCGGCCCTTCATTGGGACCATCTTGAGCTCGTTGTTGCCGAGCGCACTCGAGCTCAGGTTCTTCTCGACCAGCTCGATGACCGCGCCCTTCACGCGACCCCAGACCGGACTCAACCCACAGTGAATCGTCGCGCGGATCAGCAAGTACTCGAGGTCAAAGCCAAAGATGTTCCAGCCCGTGATAATGTCAGGGTCGGTCTTGATCAAGTATTTCTCGAACGCCTTGATGAGTTCCTTCTCCGTCTCGAAGCTCTCGCAGTCGGGCGCGTCCGTCTTTTTGAGGCACAGACACTTGCGTTCGAGAGGTTCTTGACTCCCAAAGGCTCCGGTCGTCATGCCAATCTGGAACACGACATCCGCGGGCCTCTTGGCGTCCGGGAAACCACCAGTGCTCGAATAACACTCAATATCGAAGGACATAATCTTGAGAGGCGAAAAGTCATCGCGGTCCAGAGGTGTGATGAAGCGCCAATTCGGTGCCCAGAGGTTCACCTCGCATGTCGACTCCATGTCGGGTTCGCAGATGCCCGGGTCGATCCAGCCAGTCGACTTGATGCCCGAGCAGTGCATGAACCGCAAGACAGAGTCGATGTTTCCTTCGTAGACGCGACAGCCCCTCAACTCTTCGTATTTTACGTTGTCCACACAGTACACGCAACTCCGGAGGGCCCGGTGGCTCTTGAACTCGACGCGGAGGAAGGGGGAGAGCTTGCCGTTCTGAAAGCCCCAGAGATCCTTGCCGTCCTTGCGTTCACAAGAGGCGAGGCCCCGCCAGAACTGCGTACGGATGAAGGAGCGTAGGCCGTCTATCTGGGCACCGGGTGGAGGTTTGATGTAAAAGTATGGGTTAAAGGTCGTCCCCAAAGAGACGGACTTTCCGTTTTCAGCACGACCAAAAATACGGATAGTAAATTGGTCGTCCTGGTCTTGGCCGTCCCAAGCGACCGCTTGGAAGGCAAGGCCAGTCCCCCCGGGACTGTGATTCATTTAATATTTAACGCGCAAAAGTCTTAAGCCCTAAACCCCGGTAGACCCAAACCCGGCATCCCCGCGCTGGGTCGCTGGGACCACGGGGGGCGCGGTCTCGACCACCTCGGGAGTCACGCACTGCTCCAGGATCAGCTGAGCGATCCGGTACCCTGGGCGAATCACAAACGGCTGGTTCACGTCGAGGTTCTGCAGGACCACCTTGATCTCTCCTGTATAGTCCGGGTCGATGACGCCGGCCAGGGTGTCCAGACCGTGCTTCACGGCAAGTCCACTGCGAGGCGCAATACGTCCATAAGTTCCTGGCGGGAGCTGAATTGTGATGCCCGTCGCGACGACCACGCGACGGCCTGGTAGGACAACATAGCTGTCGATGCTGTATAAATCGTAACCAACCGCACCGGGCGTGGCACGGGTTGGCAGAATTGCAGAAGGAGTAAGTTTAGTAACATTGAGCGCCATTGTACCATTTAAAAGGGTCGAAGCTTTAAATGATATATGTCGTATAAATCGCTCCTTCTCGATATCGATGGCGTTTTGTTGAGATCTCCTCTCCTCATGAATCACGTCAATGAAAACTGCGTCAAATACGTCCGGTCCAAGATGCCCGAGTGCAAGGACCCGCGGGCCGTCAACCGCATCCTGTACATGACATGCGGACACACGGCCCGCGGTCTCCATAACAATTTTGGAATTGACGTGAGCGATTTCAACGAAAAGGTGTACGATGCAAAACTCATGGACCATTTGTGTGAGGTTCTCTCAACTTTCGAGTTTCAGGAGGAGGCGAAGCACATTCACGAGTGGACCAAGAATTATTGGAAGGTGACGCTCTTCACGAACGCGCCGACCATCTGGGCCGGGACGGTCGCCCGCGCAATCAGCGACGAG